ATGTAGATGTGGGTTATCTGTTGGTAATGATTGTATAAACTTACGACTATTTGATATAGTATTATTTGTTGAAGGAATATAAAATTTTGAATACACCCAATTTTTAGATGGGTTACAAGTCCCTAAAATCTTAGGTACTATGTTATAATCATTCAATTTATATCTTATCCTAGACGTTACAATTTGCCACGCCTTATAACTGATTTGGTTGCATTCATCTACAAATGCCCCCGTAATCTCTAATGAGCCTAAACTGTCAAAATTAGGATCGCTTGGATATTGATATAAATCTTTTAATATTATTTCGCTACCATTATTCCAATAAATAACTCCAGACTGATTATTAATATTAAATTGGCCTGAAATTTTTAAATTTGATGTTAACTCGAAAAAAGTATTTAACGTTGTTTCTTTAAGTGTCTTTAGCTTTGATCTACCAATAAGCCATCTTGTACCTGGATAAATTTGGCATTGTTCAATTATCCATAAAACACCTAATGCTGATTTACCTCCGCCTGCAGCTCCACCGTAGATAATTTCTTTTGTTGTTTTGTTTTTTAAGAAGTAAACAGCGTTATTTTGCTTCGGGAGCAGTTCCATTGCCTAGTGATATTATGTTTGTGGTTATTTCTCCTGAATGTTCATTTTGGATTTTATCACCATATTTTTTAGGTTGCAATTTCGATAATTCCCATTTTTTAGCATCAATTTTCAATCTTTGCAGTTGTACCCATCCAGTATCTATTTTGCCTGTAGTTGGGTCTCTTTGTGGCTGCTCCATATAATCTGCTTCAATACTTTCGAATCTAATTTCAGCTCTTACCTCCATCGCGCGCGTGTAATGTATGGCTTTGTTTTTATCTTTTTCTATCCAAGAGTAAAAAGTAGTGCTATCTGGCATACCTTCTTTTCTGAGTGTAGCACGCAAAGATAAACCACTTTCAATAGATTCTATTATTAAATTAAATGTCTTTTCTATGTCGTAAGTCATTTTCTTTCATGTTTAAATAATTCTCAATATCTGTATCGTGAACTTCTGAAATATTTTCTTTATTCAAAATACTTTCTTCTCTTTCTTTGGATAATAAAAAATTTCCAAAATCTACTAAGTCTTTTATCATGGTTTTTATTTCAAATATACGAAATTATTCCGTAATAATAAAAATCTAATTTTTTCTGTATTTCTTTCGCTTCTTTATATTTGCCCTCTGCGTTATATTTTTTCTTCTGGGCCTCTAGGTCTTGTAATAAGTTTTTCATAAGTATTTTTTAGCTTCAAAGGTTTAGTTTAACACGCCCCTTTATAAGGGGTCGTGTAAACCATTAAACCGTTATCTATTTGATGGTTTAAATTTAATAAAACCTATTAAACTGTTAACAAAATAGGCTTTTTAATGAGAATAATACAAGTGTTATGTAGTTCGTCGATGGTTTACTAATTATTTTTAACTTAAACAATCTACATTTTCCTACTTTTTTAATGGTTTAACAATTAATTTTGATTTTAAACCTTAAACCGTTATTTGTAGTTTTTTCCTACTTTTCGAACGGATGTATAAAGTAGTTTGATTTTGGTTTATCTTGAACTATCCAATTCATCTCTTTGCAATACTTCATAAAATCCTTTAAATTATTCACTCCTATCGAGCCATATTTTTCTACGTGAATTTCTTTGATACGCTCCATTAAAACAGTGTAACCTATGCCAACACTTCCGTATATTCCGATAAAAATTTCGTTTAAGATACCATATTTTTCGTAATCTTTCAATTGTTTTTGAACTTTTCTGCCTGCTTTTGGTGCTTCGTAACACTCTGGCTGGATTACAGGAATACCGTTTATTATTTCAAAACTCCAATTATCAGGCTTTTTGTTTCTAGTAGCTAAAGTTTCAACAAGTTTCACACTCTCATCTTCTTTTGAACTCGATATTTGTATTACCGTTTCGCTTTTGTTGGTTAAAATAGTACCTAAATGGCCACGCATCTTTTCGCTTTGACTTGGATTTTGGTGTAAAACATTGACTATATGTATGTCCTTTTCTGTGGCCCATTTACGTAAGTCATCTACCATATTTGCTGATTCACGAATATCATTAGTGTCATAAATTAAATCCGCTATACCGTCAATTATTACAACTCCAACGTCATCTAATCCGTAAATTAACGTTTCTACGCTGTTACGTCGCTTTTCTGTGCTTAAAGCGTCAAAGTTAAACATATACACGTTATTTAATTTTTCGTCGCTTATAACTGATTTTATACGCTGTAAAATTAAAGATATATGATACTTTGATTGTTCGGTATCGATATAAATTATTTTATCTTTTCCTTTCGGTAAATAACTTGAAAGTACTCCTTGAAACTCTCCTTTTTGTAAAATGGCTTCATTGATTAAAGTCATTAAGAAAGTTTTTCCAACTTTAGCTTTACCCGTAACGCAACTTACGTTTTGCCTTGACATAACCATTTGACCATTGAAAAATAAAACAGCATCAGGTTTTGGCACCTCATCACTCGGCATAACCCGATATTTCATTAACTCCGAAACCGTTGTTTTTTCAACTATTTTTTCTTTTTCGATTGCTATTTCTTGAAACATAAAATAGATTGATTTACGGTGTTAACAAAATGTGCAGTTGTGTTGTCTGTGTCCCAAGTATCGAGCATTTCTAAAAATTCAGCACCTGATATTTGAGGAAATAAATGTTTGTATTTTTCTACATTTTCTGGATTTAATAATGGATCTACCACGCCTTTTGATTTAAAATAATTTTGAACTTCTAAACGGTTTAATTCTAATCTTAGTAGCTCAATATGATACCCAATAGGATGGTTTAATTCTTTATTTATTTGCTTGTTGGCAAAGTCTGCATCTTGATAATTACTGATGAAGTCTTTTAATATTATAGCATATAATTTCGCAAATAAATGATGCTCTTGTACATTAGATGTAGCATTTGCGTTTAGGTCTTGAATAACTTTGTTTAAAGCTATTTTGTCCGATTCATTTGGCTTATTTCCTTTTGATATGGTATAAGAAAGTCTAGATACTGCGTCTTGAATTTTCATAATTTATTAATTAAAAAGATTTCCGATATTTTCCAATTGTGCCATTTAAGTCTAGCGTCTAATGTAGGCCTAGAAATGCCGATTTCTTTAGCAACTTCTTCTTTTGTTTTGTATAGCAAAAGTCTAAGTACTTTCTGTGTGGCTTCGTATTTTGTCATATTAAAATAGTTTTTGTTGTGCTACGTGGTTATTAATTCTTTCTATTGCTTTATCGAAATATTCTTTATCCAACTCACAAGCTGTCAAATCAAAACCGTAATCGGGACAAGCTATTGCAATACTTCCTGAACCTAAATGCGTGTCAAGAATTTTGTCGCCTTGTTTGGCGTATTTGTCTAAAACATTTTTATATAATTTAACTGGCTTTTGAGTTGGGTGTATTTTTCCGTTTTCATCCATACCATGAAAACCGCTGTAAGGAACATCCAATTTAACTAATGTTTTATCAAATGAAGTCCAAGCAAGTTCGCCATCTGCAAAGTCAACTCCTTTAGGTACTTTTTTATCCCAAAAAATCCAACTTTTAGTTAATGGCAAAGGAAAGTAATTTCCTCCCCAAATAATTTGGTTTTTTGAAACACGCTTCAATTCATTAAAATATTCTTGAGTTGGTGTTGCATCATCCCATTTTTTAACAGTATGATTTTTCTTTTTTCCTTTTCGCAATCCCATATTCATATTGATTTGAATTCCATAAGGCGGGTCAACTATCGCTAAATCAAAATAGTTATCAGGATAGCGATCCATAAGTTGCATATTGCACTCATTTGTTATTGTCAGCATACGTAAATTTTTTTACAAAAGTTTTGAATAAAAAACCGCTCACTCTGAACGGTTTTGTAAATATAATAAATGTTTTTTAATCTGTGTTTGGAATGATTCTAAACTACGAACAATTATATAAATTCCTCCCAACGCTTCCACTCTGGATTGAATTTCTTTTTGTGCATCGCTTTGTTTTCCCACTTCGGTTTTTACCTCAACTGAAATTGTGCGCCCAAAAACACCTTCAATTTTCAAATCTGAAATTCCTTTTGTCATTCCAATTTTCTTGAGAGCGTCGAGAGCTCGGCTCATTTCTTTTGGTGGCAAAGGAACAGGAATACCATTTGGAACGCTGTATATAATTAAGCGTGGTTCGTGCTTTTTAAGGCAATAATTGTTGTTAAACCAATTATAAATTTGTTGCTGGATTACTGCTTCACTTTCTTTTTTCATAATATTTTTCTAATTGGTTTTTAATTTTATTCACAAGATAAGCTTTTGTGCGCATTGTACCAGATTGCAACTCGCTATTTTGAATGATAGCATAAGGACTTTTAATAATATTTCTAATAGACATTTCGAATTTACCATTATGTACTGTATTGATAAAATTTCCCTCGGTAACGTTGTGATAATAAAATAAATCTAGGATTTGACTTTGTAACACGGACCATGCGAAATTTTTATCACGACCCAACTTCAAACAATAACGAACAATTTTATTTCCGTCCGGTAAAGGCACAGCATCTTTTAAAGTAGCAACCTCTCCACTAATTAAAATTATCCTTTCTTTTTCCTCAGTAGTGTAACCACATTCAGGACATTCTAATTCGATGCATTGCTTCACGTTTTCTAGTGCTTCTTTTTTTGGTTTTGGTTTTGAATTGGTTCCATAAAATATCGGCTTCCAGTCAATTTCATCGCTCCATTTTCCAAAAGCTTCCACATTTCCGCCACCATCAATTAAAGTAAAGTATGGTTTATAAATAGAATCACAAGGTCTGCCACCACGTCCAACCATTTGCAAATATAAAGCTCTTGAAAGTGTTGCTCTATTCAATATAACACACTCAACACTTGGACAATCAAATCCAGTTGTAAAAATTGAAACA